AAACCACTACCTACTTTTCCAAATGTTCCGAATTTCTTACCACGAGTTTCTGTTCGTTGTTCTTCATCCATACCAAAGTCATCACCAGTCAGTTTAGCAATATCTTTTTCTGTTTCTTTTCTACCTGCTACTCCTACAGCTCTTGCTTTTGCTCTTTCAGCTTGTCTAAACTTTGTTTCTCCTGCCTCTTTACGCTGTACAGCACGTTGAATAAACCCACCAATGATAGGTTTATCCCCCAAAAATCGTTCTGCTAATTTAAGAGGTCTAAATTGTTTTAATAAATCCTTGAATCCAAATCTTACTTTAGCAAACATATTTGCCAAAGGATAAATCTCTTGCAAAACAGGTGTAATAACTTTACTGATATAACTCTTTTCAATATCTGTAAAAGCACCAGCACCTGAACCTGATTCTGTTCCCATTTCTCTCAACAGAACCTTATATGTTTCCATTGTATCTTTAAATTCATTGAACCCACCATCACCAATTCGGTCCATATCACCTATGAAATCTCTAACTACATTATGGGCTTCATTACTAATATCAGCTTTGTTAACTTTAACACCTGGCCTGCCAGGAAGGTCTATAATTTTGCCTGGAGCGTGTGAAATAAGCACATCCTTTTGCTTTTCTAAAGCATAAGTTTGAGCTGCTTGAGATATTCCTACCTGCTCTTTAACTTTAGCTTTTTTTTGTGTTTCTAATAAATCCTGAAATGTTTGTGTGTCTGCCATTTAATTATTTCTTATTGTTTTTAGGTAATGCTGAACCTGGTTTGCCTACATATAATCCAAAGAAAGCCGCACCAGCACCAACAATAGTTGATATGTACATTGCTTGTGAATTGGTTGGGTCTGGTAATGTCATAAACCAAGTTACTGATTTATAGAAAGCAAAGATATATGCCAACATTACCAATCTAGGTATAACTCTAAATTTGTCTAATAGACCTGCTGTTTTATTATACCAAGTAGGAGCATCCTCACCTGAATCAGGTACAAGGTCGCTTTTCTTTAATTCGTATTCTTCGGTTGTCTTTTTAACCTTTACTAAATCATCGCTCATCTTTTTTTTCTCTCTCTCATACGCTCATTTTCTTCTTTAATGTGTTGTATTAACATATCAATGTATATTTCCCTTTCCCACGGTAACATATTTTCTAACTCACTTAAAGAATATTTATGATGTTGCATTAACAAAAAGTTAACACGGTAATAATTCTCTAAATTATCGTGTGAAAGGGTAACTAAAAAAAATCAGACGCCCCATTAAACACTAATGAAAATTTCTTACCACTCTTTGGATTTTGATACTCAATCTTATGCCTTATTCTAGGCATTGTATCATAAAACACCATCAATTTCTTATACTGATCCTGTGTTAAATTATTAACAAAATCTTCAACCTCTTCATCGGACACACTATTACGGTCATAAATTTGGTCGCCTTTGAATATTGATTTTATACTTTCATTTAATAATTTAAATCCTACTTCTACCTGCGTTAGGTCTGCCTTACTATTATAACTTGAAATAGTAGGATAATCTAAAACGACACCATAACCTTTTGAAAATTCAATTGTATCCTTATGATTTGCATCCGTACTCAATTTAACATCATCTAATTTTAAATCATAATCAATAATTTCTTTATCATCATCTGGACATTTCAATTTTAATTTTATAATTTCTCCAACTGATTTTGACCTTATCTGCAAATACAACATTTCAAAATCGTATATTGGTAATTTTGAAACGTCTATGTCGTTATATACACAAGCCTGAACCGTATCAGTAATTGCCTGTTGCATATCTTCTTCCTTATCACTTTCAATTGCCATTAACATAACCTTTTCTTCTTTTACTAAAAATGGTCTATATGTAATCGGGTCTTTTACCGATTGCAATTTATAAGTATATTTTGGGACTTCATTTAACGGTAAAGTCCTATTCACGTTAGTTCTCATATAATTTTATTCCTCCTATAATTATATATTCATTGTTTAAAAGAATGGTGGGATTACTTTACCACCAAATATTTTTCCCCAAGGGAATCTTCTCTTTACATCATTGAGGATATCTCTACCAACTCCTTGTAAAATACCTCCAATTAAACTTCTTTTCTTCCATTCTGATACACTAACATTCCCTGGTCTCAAAGCACCTTTTGCTACATCTGGATGTTCAGCGTCAATATCAGCAGGACCTCTAGCATATCTGTAATGGAAATCAACACTCAATTTCATTAAACCTGTTGCAGAATAATCCATTGGTATTGCTGAAATTTTTGTAGGGAATGCCTCAATCAAATGATTGTAATAGGCACCCACCGTTGCAATTGCCATTGCTCTACTTTCGCCTGTCCTTGTTTGTTTTCTAATTGCTTTTTCTTGGTTTGCGCCAGTTATTTCTCCAATTGTGTCTCCAATTGTGTCTGATACAATTCCTTTAAATCCCTTTTTCTTCTTTCCATCTGTTTCCCAAGATTGCCAATTTGGATTTGTCATATGTACTAATGGATATAATTCTATACTGCCTACATACTCATTATAATAATTTGCATTAAAAGTATTTGGGTTAATTGCTAAATTTTGCCAAGATTCAAATAGCATTTTTTCTACCATTTGTTGACCCATATAAAAAGTTAAAGTTATATCTTCAAAACCTAGACCTCTAGCAACTTTTCTTTCAGGACCATATAACATTCCCTTATCTTCATCCGTTGAATTTCTACCTGGTAAAGCAGTAGTATCACAAAAGAAAAATAATCTATCTTTAATAACATCATTTAAAGTTCGAGTCATAGCCTGTTGTGTGCTGTATTGTGCAAATTCTCCACCAACCCCATAAGCTTCTGATTCATAATCGGTTCCCGAATTTGATTGTAAAGGTGAAGGTAAATTAACTATCGCAATAAATCTATTTGGTCGTGCTAAACCTTCAGCGGATGAAACGAATGACCTGAATTTGTTTATTCTGGTATTCTCATTAGGCTTCTGATCCCTATAACGTTTTGCGTAATCTATATCCCTTTCCCTTGGCAGACCTAATCTTATGTCAAAGACTTTGCCTAGTTTCCCTGGTAAAGGTATACGTTCTCTTAATATTGCCATTATGCTATTTTATTCCTACTATCTGACCAAACAACTGCTTCACTTGCTTTTTTGAATCTAGCAACAGGTAACATAATTGCAATTGCGGCCTCGTCTAAATCTACTCTTAAAAAGTCTGACCTCATATGAGACCATAGATATTTTTTAAGAGTTGGTTTAATAATTTTAATTCGTTTAACATCATCATAGTTTAAATCAAAAATTGTTTTCTTATCAAATTTTCTATCAGTAGCAAATCTACTCATCTTGTCTAACATTTCAAATCTTAACAATGGTGGTAAATAATGAAAGTTCATACCAATAAAACCACCTCGTATAGGGTCTAATGGCAACACTAATGGAAACACATCATAGTAAGGCAACGTACCTTTCAGTTTAGGGTCATAAGCATATAGACTTAACTTACCTCTACTAGGTCTTGTTGTTAGTTTGCCTTGTCGCATTAATTGTCTAGCGGTTATATTACTTGCTAACTTACTGACCTGTGTTCTATACCATTGAGCAGACTTTTTCATATGCCCAGTAGTAGAACCTGCCCTACCTCTTATTGTATCAAATATTGACGCCATATGATATATTTATATGCAATAAATAATAATATGAAGAAGATAGGAAGATTGATTAACATAGACCGTATGGCATATAAAGGCAAATTCACACCTAAAAACCCACAGAAATATAAGGGCGACCCAAAGAATATTATTTATCGCTCAAGTTGGGAGCGTAGGTTTATGTCTTATTGTGATAGAAAAAATGAGGTTTTAGAATGGGGTAGTGAAGAAATATGGATTAATTATCGTTCTATTGATAACAAAATACACAAATACTTTCCTGATTTTTATATGAAGATTAAACAACCTGATAATACAACAAAGAAATTCATTGTAGAGATTAAACCTTCATATCAAACTCGTCCTCCTAAAAAGAAAATAAGAAAGACAAGGCAATATATTAAAGCGATTATGGGATATAAAAAGAATACGGCTAAATGGGCGTATGCAAAGGAATGGTGTCAAAGACACAATATGAATTTTATTATACTCACCGAAGAACACCTTAAAACATTTTAGGCTTAAAAAAAGGGCACCCAATTACTCGAGTGCCCTTTAAAGTAAAGTGTGAGAGATAGATTACGAATCGTCCTCAGCTAATTTGCTGAAGTATGATATAGAATCACCTTCACCTGATTCGTTTTCTACTTTATCTTTTGTCACAGACCAACCACTATTCGTAGTTGTACTAGTCGCCTTCGGTGCAGTATTACTAACCTTTGGAAGGTCAATATCAGCAACTGATTCTGTGCTTCTTTGTCCAGTCAATACCGTATTCAGTTTACTTTTAAGTTCATCATACGTTTTAAAATTGCTTGGATCAACGAAGGGTTTAAGAGCATATTGAGATTTCCATACTTTGTCAATCTCATCATCGGTAGATTTAATCTTACCAACTGGCTCAAATTCAGACTTGTCATAGTTCCAAAAACCATCAACTTTACGAATCTTTAATTTGAAATTAGCACCTTCCCAAAAATCAAATGGGTTGCACGCCTTCTCGTCCTCAAATTGTGGATTCATAGTTTCAGTAATTTTATCAAATATCTTTTTACCGAATTTGTATAAAAATACCTTACCTTCGTTTTCTGGATGTCTTGGATCATTAACTAGCAAAATATTAGAATAATATTGTAATTTTCTTTTTCTTTTTCTAGCAATATCTTTATCTGACTCGATACCTGTATTCCAAAGTCTTGTATTTTCTTCCGAAACAGGATCTTTTTTGTTTAAAGTCGTCAAAGAATTATCAATGTACCATTGACCACCTGGTCCCTGAAATGCGTGGTGCCAAACTCTTACCCAAGGCATATCTTCGCCTTCTATTGCAGGTAAAAATCTGATTACTGCATATCCATTTCCAGACTTATCTAATTCTGGTTTCCAGAATCTATCATCTTGGTAATTACTTTTCTTTGATGGATCTTTTGTGATTGATTTCTCTAACGCCTTTGTTAAAGTGTCAAAATTAGATTTTGACTTTTTTAATTGTTCTAACGCAATACTCATATTTGTATATCTCCTTGTATATTTTAGTTTAAGTATATCTTTCGTATCATAATATATAATTCACTTGATTATTTATAAGACTTCTTCCATTTACGATAACCTTTAACCCAATCAGTTTTACACTCACTAGGTAAATCTCTTTCACGGAGAAAGTGTCTAAATTGTGACAACTTATCTATTAAGAAATCTAATATTCTAATCATTATGTTCCATTATATCAGGTAATGTCTAACTTGTCAAGCAGCTGTGAATGGGTCATATATCTAATATTGAGCAACTTACTCCATTCGGGTAGTTTTCGGCACGTTGGGACTTCAGACTCATCCTTGTTGACCTTATAAAACGTTATATCTGGACACCATCCCATTAGCGTTCTCCATTGGTCTATCCAATTAACTGACGGTGTAGGTCCACCTGATTTTGTAGTATAATTAGGTGTACCTTTATAAACATTATTAATCATATTTGTATCACTTTCTAAATCGTGGCCTATTAAATAAACTTCTGTAGGTTTCTCCACTCTACAAGCAATAAAACCACTAGTTGAACCTGAAGCCCAACCGTGGTCCTGAAATTTTATATCAACATCTTTAAAATCGTGGGACTTATCTCCATCTTTTATCCAAGATATATACAATTGGGACTTCTTAATATTCTTTCTAACAATTTCTGGATAATGCTCTGCAACTTCTCTTTTACCTTTAATAATACCAACTATACCTTTAATTGTAGAACCGTGCATAACAAATTCAGTTGATATACCTTTCTCATTTGTTTTAATAGCATCAAAATGTTTTACAATATCTAATTCAGCCTTGTCAGCAAAACCTAATGCCATTGTTTCGTACATATAGGCAGGCACTTTTGACCAACCTCTAAAATAGCAAGGAACTCTTTGTGCATAACCACTATGATATATTTCGTGGCATATACCATAATCAACACTTGTCAATACATCTATTAAATCAGGATTGTCCCTATACATAGCATTGCAACCATATATCTTACCTTTGTCTTTTAATTTTTCTATTGGAAAACTTAAACGGTTCTCACCATTGCCTATACAAAATACTCTATCACTCATTCCAAGCCTCTGGACATATTCTTTTCATTACTTCTATTATTTCTTTTGTTGTATGTTCTGGAGATATTTTTGTCCATCTTGGTTCAAACCATTCTGCTGTCATACCAGCAGAATTTCTAATATTCAATTGCCATTTCTTGTCAGGTGATTTAAAAGTTATACTCATTTATTTATCCCTTCACTAATGGCACAAAAACTACTCCAATTAATGACTCTTGGTCATAAGATGTTTTTGTCTTTGTAATTAATTCTAATTTACCCTTGTAAGGTATAATCATTTTACCACCCACATTTAATTGCTTAATCAACTCTTGTGGAATCTCATTTGACAT